TTTATCTAAAGTTTTTTGTTGTTCAAAAGTTAATACACTTTCTTCTTTTAAATCTCGTTTTGGTAAATAGTACTCAATAACATTTCCTACTATATTACAAATAGTATCATATATTTCATTTTCTCTATATGTTACTTTAGCCCCACTTCCATTGGGTTTTCCATAATTTATGGATAAGATATTATATTCTCTGTGGTTTTTGTAATGATTTGCAGCTTCTACAAATTTAGTCTTTACATCTGTTAAGAACTTATCAAAATCATTTATTTTAAACTCATCACATATTAATCTAATGTATTGTTTTCCATTTGCAACTTTACCCTTCATACCAAGTAAAGCCTTTAATGCAGCTTCTACATCAAATTGATTTATGAATTCATCAATAAATGGATTTACATCAGCTGCAAATATTTCACATTCCACAAACGCTCTATATCTTTGTTCTAAATCAGAGTTTGGTCTACCTGTCTTATCATCAATAGTAGGTAATAATCTTACTTCCGTTCGTGATGGAGATATTTCGTGAATCCAAACTTTATCATTTGTTCTTGTTTCCGAACCCAATCTTCTGTTTACTAATGAAATCTGTGTTTTGAAGATTCCTTGTGAATATCCAGCTTCTCTAATTAATTTTTCTGTATCGATGAAAAATTCATCAGAATCGTTTGATTTTAAAGTAATTTTATTTTTTTGTGATTTACCAAAATATTTCTTTTCAGTATTATCATTATATTCAATATATCGAACAAGGGAACCTTCTGCCGATTCTTGTGGAAGTTGATTATCATTTGAATCATAAATAACAAATTCAATAATATCACCTATGTTCATGCCAAAGTAACCTTTAGAGATTTCTCTCTCAAAGATTTTTCTATCTTTTTCATCAACAAAGTATCCTTTGTTATTTTCTACTTTTTTAAAATCTACTATTGCCATTATAATTCACTTCCTACTACGGCTCTTGCACTTCCTCGTGCACTCCATCTATCTTTTCTACGAACTTCTTTCTTGTAATCCACTTTAACTGAGAATGATTCTCCACTACTTGCTGTTATTTTAAGATTACCAGATGTGGTTGATTTTCTCGGTGATGTTCTTCCGAGTGGTTTCCATTTAAATGTTATATGCCCAACACCTGGTGTAGTACCTTCTCTTGCAGGTAAAGTTATACTTGATGGCGCTTCTAAGAAATCTTTAGCCTTACCATCTACTGATATGTTAAATGTTGTTGAGCTATCTTTACTAAAGTTATATAAATTTAAACCAGTTCCTTGTAATACAACGATTCTATCATCATTTTCAGTTTCAATATAAAGTTGTTTATCTTGTTTAGTAAACTCACCTTGTGGTATTTTATATCCTGTTTCTCCAATTTCATCAAATGAACCTGGTTGTCCATCTAATGCAGATTCAGATGCCTGTCTTTCTTCTTGTTCTTCGATTCTTTGTTCTAACTGAGAAATAATCAAGTTAAGTGATTTTAATTGTTCTCGTAGTGTTTCTTTCTGTGCCTGTAATCCTTCTACTTGTGCCTTTAACGATACTCTTTCAATTCCATCACGAGTACCCTTTATAATGGCATTAGAAAAATCTTTCAATAAATCACTATATCGTTGAGTAGCTACTTGTGCTTCATTTTCAGCGGCCGCTCTTTGTACTTTCAATGAGTCATTTTCAACCAACAACGCTTCTATTTCCGAAGTTAATGTTTGTACTTGTGATTCTAATTGAGATATTCTTATATTTGCTTGAGCTAAATCAGCAAGTGCTTGTTCGTATAATTTTCTTAAATCTTCATATACAGGTCTTGGAACAACATCAGGTTGAGGAGCTCGTGGTGCACCAATTAACTCATCTACTTCAACATCTACCGCTTTCTTTAATTGTTCTTCATCATATTTAGGTTTTTCTATTCTACCAGTCTGTTCTCCATCTCGTTCACCTCGAATGTGAGTATAAGGAGCAGTTCCACCTTCTGATTTACCTAAAACAATCTGGTCAGAATTATATACAAAAGTGTGCTCACCTGTAGCAGTATCTTTAGATACCACTGCACGAGAACCACTACTTATAAGTTCGTTAATTCTAAATTGATTGTCTAATGCCATTTTATTTCTCTATCGTAAAAGTTAAATCCTTATCTTCAAAGTATTCAATTACACCATCTCTATCTACTTTTATTTCAATGTAATAATCTCTACTATATTCCCAATTAGTTAAATTGAGTTTAAAATAATTTCCATTTGCATCACAAGATACTTTTGTATAGTTTGAGAATGGTACAATTACCTCATCAGTTACCACATCTTTTATTTGGTAATAAGTAGATGATGGTAAATATTTTACATCTGTATATGAGTATAGATTGGTGTATGTTTTGAGAGGATATTTCTCTCTACCAAAAACTCTGATTTCAGGTTTACTTCCACGCTTGTATCTGGTCTTTAATCTTTTGAATGTTACATGAATATCATCAGCGGTAAGTTCTGTTAAAGAACCTGTAACAAATGTAGAATCATCCCAACCAATTCGTATTTTAGGTTGGTAGATTGTATTTGTTTCTTTTGAGAAGAATTTTAATTGTCCGTAATCAACTGTATCATTTTCTAACGATGATGTATGTTTTAATATAAATCCTTCATTTGGAAGGGAACCACTAATCCAACTATCCATAGTTGTCTTAATATCCATCTCAATATCAGAAGTTTCATATGAGAATGATTGTGATGAATAAGAACCAGTAAACCAAGTTCCACCTTTACCATTAAATGAACCTGTGGTATCAGCCGAATGTGATTCCAATGTCATCCAATCTACACCAGTTCTTACAGAGTTCCAACTTACACCATCAGTACTAATTTCATCAAAACGAGTACCGATACCCATATCCCATGATTGGGTTACTGCATACGCATAAATTGTATAGTCTGTTGGGATTTCTGATGATTCACATTCTCTAAGAATAAGTTCAGCAGAACTCATTGTTACCTCACCACTTACAATTGATTGAGATAGTGGAGTAGTATCAAATTTAATCAAAGTGTGTGCAATATCCTTTAGACTTCCATAATAAGTTTTGGAAACTTCTAATATTTCATCCAACCCAGTATTCTGTGTTGGTTGTTGTAAGTAAATCGTTGCATCTTTTGATGCGGTTACAAAGTAATACATTACACAACTCTCCCTTTAATATCCTTGTTTGGGTACTTCAATTCAAATACAGATGGGTCTAATGATGGATAAACTAATTTATTTTTAGTTGCATCAGTAATGTTATATTTTATATTTGAATAAACACCCCCACACTTATTTACTATTTCACACTTAGGTACTGATTGAACACCCTCTACTCCTGCGATTAATAATTCTAATTCGGATATGTTTATTGGGGTATTAAATGTCCAATTATCAATATTAAAATATTTTTTTATTTCTTCAATACATGCCAATAAAACTTCTCTTTTGTTATACCCACCATAAACTCGTATATCAAAATCCACCCCAACATTAATTACAAACCCATCTAATAGATTTACACCATCAGTAAGAACTCTATATTCACTCAAATAAGTTTTTAAATTTTCTTTAACTGCTCTGTTTAATCCTGTAAGATATTTGTTTGAATCATATCCGAGTACATATAAATTTATAGCAAATGGATTATTTTTTTCATCTATGTTTGATTTTTTACCAACTAAAAACTTTTCTATTTCAGATTGTATTTCTTTTTTAGTTATGTTTTTGGAGTTCAAATCAGTTACCAATTCAGTAAATTGTTTAAGATAATCAGGATTTGCCAAAATAGATGATGGAGAATTATTATCTAATTCACCATCTGCTGCACAAAATACTTTTGCAACAGAACCATATTTTGATGGCATTGATAACGCCCTCACTTGATAATCTTTTCGTGTTACGGCTCTGTTTTGTGAACCAAACATTGAAAGTGCATTTTGTCTTATTTCTTCAACGGTTTCTGGTCCTCTACCACCCGATGCAGGTCCTTCATTATCAACCGCAACAGATGTTTTTGTTGAGTTATATAATCTTAACTTAGTTCCTTCAAAAAAGTTAGTATCTTCATCAAATTCAATTGAATCAATTTGTACTAAATCACCCGATGGTATGTTTGAACTTACACCACCACCTACTAAATAAGAAATAGTAAATGTACCTGTTGGTGCCTGTCCATAAGTTTTTGTTTTTAAGAAATTTGATGGGTCAAATGATGCACCCAATCTATCTATTGAGTTATTTAATCCCAATCCTACATTTTTAAAGTTTGGTATAAGTGTTTCATCTGATGTTGCTGTTCCACCACCAAAAACAATAGAAGTAGTGTTATCTGAATTAATTTTTGTAGTAAATCTTCTTGAAGTTTTTATTACTTTTAAAATATTAGAAACACTATTTTTAAACTGAGAAAGGTCTTTATCAGTTTGCTCTGATGTTGGGTAATCAACATAAACCATCTCTTGTCCAAGATAAGGTACTTGATACCACTTGTTTCCACTATCATCTCTCACATCGTAAATATCAATTACATTATTATCTGCAATATCTATCTGAGAGAATGAATTTGGAGAACTACCAAAATCAAAGGTGATTTCCTTTAGTTCTGCGGAAATTACATTTACATTTTTTTGAATTAAGTATAAAGCCGGTTTACCACTTGTATCTCTTTGATAAATTGAAATTTGTCTATCATAAGAATCATTAAAATCTAATAATTCAGTTGTTCTAAATAATATACCAGTAGATGTTGAACGAACTGTCATTCCCTCTTTGATTCTTAAATAATAATCAGAATCAGGTTCATAATCACCATTTGATGAATTATATTTACTTGGAACTGTATGATAAACTGTTAATTTTGTTATTGCAGGTGAAGATGGTTTTGTTTTGTATCCAAATACAGATGCAATATCTAATAAATTACTTCTATCTTCAGCGGTAGTTAATAATGATTCTTTATAAGTGTCATCAATATAATATGAAAGAACATCACCAACATAAGATGCCATTTCGATGAACATCATACCAGGAGATGATTCATTAAAATCAGTATATGTTTGTGGGAAATATGTTTTAGCATACTGAATAAGATTTTCTTTAAACTGAGTGAAATCTTTGTTCAAGTAATTAATTTTTCTTCCCGTATTTTGTACTTTATTAAGTGCCATTATTATCCTTCAATATCTAATGTTATTGTTTCCGTATTTATTTCTTGACCAACCGTAAAACTTAATTTTAAAATAGCCTTATTTTCATCTTTCATCTTATTGGTCATTTGAACATCTATATCTTTGATAGAAATATATGGTAACCAATATGAAACAGATTCTACAATAGTGTTTGTTATATCTTCTTCAAAATTTGAATCATCCATAGGTTCAAATAAAACACCATGTATTCCTGTTCCGAATTCTGGTTGCATTATTCTTTCACCTTTTCTGGTTAGAAGTAAGTTTCTTAAATTAGATTTAGCAGCTTCAAAAGAAGAAAAAGTTTGTTCAAACATAGAACCACCTCTTCGTGTAGGAGAGGTAATTCCATACGCAACTTTATCGTACTCTTCTAAGTCTTGAACTACTTTTTTTCCTAATTCGTAAGCCACTCAAACTCCTTACTTTCTGAATTTTTTAACTAACTCAGAATTATCTCTATTTAATATTCTATCTAATCCTGGTAATCCTGTTTGAACTCCAAGTCCACCTTGTCTTGCTCCATTAGCACCTGGCATATCTCCATACCCTATTTTTTGTGCCATTTGGGTTCTCATCATATCCACTCCACCTTGAGCACCTTGAGAGTTAAATGTTACAGTCTTATCCATACTTTCATTTACAGGTTGTTGGAACTTATCTAATACAGATTTTTGTTCCATGCCACCTTTTCTTTGTGCAGCTGTAAATGGTTTTGTATTATTTAATACCTCATTTAAAACAGCATTTTTTGTAAACTGTTTTTGGGGTTGTTGTCTTTCTTCTTGTAGTGCCTGTTCTGCTATTTGGAATGGGTCTACTTCATCTTCCACGATTTGCGTGGAGGAAGCAGCAACACCCCCCTTCTCCTCCAATAGAGTTTTCATTCTACGAGATACTTCTTCTTCTAAAATCTTAGGAAAGGTTTTAGTAAGAAATACTTCGTGTTTTTTAGCCACTTCGGCTTCTACAATTGTTTTAATTACTTTTACTAATTGTTTTGAATCCATTATAAATTGTTTTCTTTTATCTTAATATAAATATATTCATAACCATTTTATGGTATTAACAATCACAACATCTTAAATCTTTCATCTTTTTCATTATTTCTCTACGAAGTTGTTCTGCGGTTTTTATAGTTTTAGGAGTTGGTCTTGCTTCAACGAAAGTTTGTACTTCTTGCAATAACTGTTCTTCGGCTTCTTCTATCTCCTTTACCTTTTTATCTAATCTTTCTTTTAATGTTTGTCCATCTTCTTCACCATTTATTTTTTCTTCACCATCTAATGCAGTAGTCTTTTGTTCATCTTCTTCGTTATTTCTTTCAAAAAATGGAAATATAAAAGGAATATTAGGTATTATATATCCTTGCCATGGTAGAACACCAGGTGCAGGTGGTACTTGTGGAAATCCTGGATATAATGATGTAGTTAAAAATTGTCCTTGTACTGTTAGCAAATGCATTTGAATTTTTTGTACCAATTGATTTATAAATGGTAGAGGAGAATTGGATGGTATAGATGTACTTGGTTCCCATACACCAATATTTGTTACAAAAGAACTATTCAATGATTGATTTTGAAAACTACCTGGAGCCGGTATTGGTGGGATAGGTGCGTTTTGTAATGTTGTTCCAACCCAATAACCCTGTATTGCTTCACCAATTCCATTCATTAAAATATCAACTGGTGTGAGTGATTGTCTTAGTAAAGCAAGATAAACTAATGTTTCCATTAACTCTGTATTTCCTTTTGAAACAGGAACTTTAGAAAGAAGTTCTCCTCCTCTTTTTATTAGATTATCATATTCTTGTGTAAGTTTTTTTGCAAAATCCTGTGGAGTTCTGTTTTGAGAAGGAAATTTCATAAACAGATACATATTTATTTTGAATATTGCATACATTTTATTCTGTAAAGTTTTTTGTAGATTTTAAATCTTGTAATGTTGCTCGTAAATTTGATAATTCTGTTTTTGTATCAGCAGTAGATGGGGTTCCTTCAGGAGAACCGATTGGCGGGGGTATTGGTGTACCATTAGTAATCGATAATCCAGCAAACCCTAAAGATTGGAAGTTTTCTAATATAGTTAATAATTTGTCTAAAAACTCATACAACTTTTCTCCACGAATAAGTGGTTCTTTTTGACCCGTACCAGGTGAATTACCACTATCATTTGTATTTAATCTAACTTCGCCATTACCAGTATTAACCCAAATATTCTTATTATTCTTATTAGTAGTAATCCAAACTTCATCACCAAAATCAAACTTACCACCTTTAGAAATATCGGCTGTTAGTTCACTATCTGATACAATTGAGAAGTTTCCTTTAGAAAAGAATAACATCTCTTGTGATTTAGAAGAAAGAATTATTCTTTCAGAGTTCAATAACATTTGGTCAAATCCTGTATATTCTTCTGGTAAAGTTGTATATAAAGTATCTAACTTCCAATTTGAATTTCCTTTATCATCAACCTGACCTGGTTGAAAATTCATCTTGTGTTTGTTAGAAGATAATATGATAGTAGAACCATCTCTATTAATATCTTCTTTTATTAGTTTATTGATATTTAGTGGTTCTTCTAAGGATGAATCATTTTGTCTATTTCGTATAATAATAGTTGGTGATAGTTCTCTATCTTCGTTGTTATATCCACTAAAACGAATTGATTGGCCAAATCGAGATTGAATTATCTTATCACCTTCATTAGCACTTAGTTTGTGTCTAAACGTAGGTTTAAAGTATTCGTTTTCTATTTCACTTCCTTTAGATTCTGAATTTGAAATTCCTGTTGTAGATACTTCTTTATAATTTGTTGTTTTATTTTGAGATGATTCATCTGTTTGATTGTTAAAAACATCATATCCAATTTCAGTAAAGTTTCCTGAGTTTATGTTTGAGTTTGGTAATCTCTTATAATATTCAACACCACCATCAGATATAATTCTTACAGTTTCGTTTACAATAGGAAACGCATCATCTTCTACAAAAGGAGGAACAAGTAAAAATGTAGAAGGTCCTTCTACATCTGTTTTTTTCTTTACAATAATATGACCAACATATTCTGATAATGGTTTATCAGTATCATCTACATCAAATATTTCTAATATTTTTTTAGATTTTTCGCTATCATCTAAAACAATACCCTGTACAACACCATATTCTCTGTTAGAGAAAAAGGAACCACCGGTTCTTGTACTTCGTTTACTTTCGTCTTGTCTTTCTGGCATCTTATTTATTTACTTTTTGTTTTAGTTCCTCAATTTCATTAGTAAGTTCATCAACCTTTATATCATGTTCATCAGAAACTTCTGCAATTGTTTCATCTAATTGTTTTAGAAGTTGTTCTTTTTCTTCATCTGATAGGAATCCACTATCCCCTTCTGCTTTGTGTTGGGCACCTATGATTCGTTGAGCAATTGCTGCCATTTTTATTAGTGATTCATCGTTACGAACTGAGGTATCAATTAAATCTTTGATGATTGGACCAATTACGGCCATATCGCCTGCATGTCTAATCACTTTCTTCATTTCAGCGATTAGTTCTGAAATCCTTTGTTTTTTGTTTTGTTGATTTTTGTATATATCCTCAAACAATCCACTTAGGTTCTTACCAGGAAATAATTCAAAATTTGTACTCATTATTATACCATATTATGTTGTATATAAATATAGTGAATAAAAAAACCTCTCCGAAGAGAGGTTCAGTCTCTATTTCTTCTTCTCTTCTTGGAGAGCTTGAAGATGGCCTTGGTTTGGTTCAAGTGCCATTAATAATTCATCTTTGCTCATATCAAATCCTTTCTTTTAAAGGTTCAACATATGCAACGATTGTTTCGGATGCGTTCACTCCACCCGCGACTGTATTGTAAAGACCAGTCCACACGGTCTACATATAAATATAAAAAACCCCCACCTTTCTGTGGGGGTTTAGTTTTTAACGCGTTCTGAAATTATTAAGTTTAAAATTTACTTCTTAATAATGTGGTAAAGTACAAAAGCACCAACCAGTCCTAATAGACCTTCAGCACTCAAACTTCCCAATATACCCATGATGTTATCAACTACTGATACATTTGGCCAGAAAGGAATGTTTGCACCTTTGAATAATACTTCAAGTACTACTCCAAGAGCGATGATACTAATACCGATTTTTGTTAATTCATCAGCCCATGAGCCAATTTTGTTTAAAAAATCCATATTGTTCTCCTTTGTTTATTTTAAGAAAAATAACTTTTCCATATTCCAAAACAGCGGATATCCAATAAATAACTATTGTATATATAATAAAAAAAGTTCACTTTTAATTTTCACACCGATTGTGTGAACTCTATTGGGTATCAAATAAAAAACCCAACTTTTTGAGTTGGGTTTTGTTACTAGCCACTTTATTCTACGACCAGTTTTTTAATCATTTAGAGCTACGATTGCTTTTAATCTTTTGAGTTCAGCCTTCATCTGTTCGTACTCTATCTGCTCATAAGTATAACGAGATTGTCCTTTAGGTTTAATCCAAACTAACTTTCCTTTGTTATAGAGAGCTTTTGTACCCACATCATTACGCCAATAAGAGTGGACTAATAATTTACCATCTTCTGTTCCGATGTATGTTCCTTTTTGGTGTATAGAACCATCTTCGTTGTAAGCTCTATACTCGTAAAGATTGTTGTCTATCTGTGTAATAACTTTGTTTTGTCCAAAGAGTGGAAATGTACACAGAGAAAATAATAGGATTGCTATCATTTGAACAATCCTTACTTTGAATAATTGTTCTTTCATAATAATTCCTCTTTAGTATAAATATACCAATGTTAAGAATATGTTATGTAAATGTAAAATTAAAGTGTTTTTTTCTTAATAATGAAGTTTTCAATAACTAACAAATCCATATCACAATTAAGAAATGTTTGTATTGCAGTTTTGGGGTCTAACACCATTGTTTGGTCTTTTAAGTTGAATGATGTGTTTAGTACAATAGGATATTTATTTTTTTCTTCAAGAGAATCCAATATCCTCCACATTCTATGGTGATTCTTTTTTTCAAGGGTTTGGATTCGAGCAGAACCATCTACATGAGTAATAGCAGGTAAATTATCTCGATGTTCTTCTCTTACCAATACAACTTGATTCATATATGGAACTTCGCCATCTACAATAAAATATTTATGTTCTGATTCTTTTTTTACAATCGGAGCAAATGGTCTAAACCCTTCTCTCTTTTTTACTACTGAGTTAAGTTTTCTTTTCATATCAGGGTCTCTTGGATTTGCAAGAATACTTCTGTTTCCCAATGCCCTTGCACCAAACTCCATTCTTCCTTCAAACCAACCAACTACTTTGTTATCTTTAATGTAATCAGTAACTTCATCTATAATTGAGGTATGTATATTCCATTTATATTCTATTTTATCTTCAAATTCTTGTAATATAGGTTGAATTTCTTCTTTGGTGTAATATGGACCAAGATATGGATTTTCATTTGCAATTCTTTTAGAATCTTTATTTACCAAATAATAGTAGTATAACGCAGAACCTATGGCAGAACCGGAATCAGATGGAGCAGGTGGTATATATAACTTTTGAAATGAAGTTTGTTTTAATACTTTTCCATTTGCAGTTCCATTGTATGCACACCCACCACCTAAACATAAATTTTTAGTAGTACCTAAGTTTGATAATCTTTTTAAAAGTTTAAAAAATAAATACTCATACTCATGCTGTAATGTGGAAGCAATATCTTTATGTTTTTGAGTAATTTTAGAACCAGGTGTTCTTGGAGGCATTTTAAATACCATAGGTAACTTATAATTAAACATCTGAGTATCTGAGTAATCATAAGTGAAGTATTTCATATTTAATTTAAAATCTCCATTTTCTTTTTCAGTATATAGTTTTTTAAAGTTTTGTAAATACTTTATTGGATTACCATATGGTGCCAATCCCATTACTTTATATTCACCTTCGTTTGGTCTAAATCCAAGATACGCAGTAAAAGCAGAATACAACATTCCAAGTGAGTGTGGAAATTTTATGGATTCTATTTTTTCCAATTGATTATCCTTTCCTTTATATAAAGAAGTAGTTTCCCATTCACCAACACCATCAACTGTTAAAATTAATGCATCATTATATGGTGAAGTATAATATGAGTAGGCAGCATGAGAAAGGTGATGGTCTGAAAAAAATATTTCTACATTACTATGAGTATGTTTTTTTATCTCGTTTTTTATGTTATCTGAAAATATTTTATTTCTTTTTATAATCCTTTTTCTATTGAAGTAATTTAATAAACCCCCACGAAGTGTTGAACGTTTTATTCTATTTAGCTTTGTTTCAGGATTATCATAAAAGGTAACAACATCAATATCATCACCACTAATATTAAATTGTTTATAAATCCAATTTATAGTATTTGTAGGAAAAGAATAATCATGTTTAATACCAGTAAATCGTTCTTCTTCACATGCAGCAAGAACTACTCCATCTTTAATAAGAGAAGCAGCACTATCATGATAACCACAACTTATTCCTAAAATATAACTCATAAATATAAATATATATTTAACTAAATATTTGTTTTTACATAAACATCATCATCTTCATAAGAGTTATTTGAAAATATTATGAATAATGCTTTGTAAAAAGTTTTTACTTTTTTATTTTTTAAAGTACAAATTACATTAGCATTTTCTTTATCATGTACTTTAAATGGAAGAATCACTCCCTTGTTTGAATTTATATAAAGTTTTAAATTTTTAATAACATTCTGAACGGTTTTGAAATAATCGATAGATTCTTCTCTCATGGGACCATCTTTCCTATTGCAAAAATGTGGTATTAACGAACCATGGTCTGGAGTTAATCCAAAAAAGTATTCCTTAAATAAACGGTGTTCAGTATCCATTGGAATTATATTTTCACTCATCCAATTAAATTTAATACCATTTGTGTTCCAAAATATAAATTCATGAGAATCATCATCAAATAGGTCTAAAACAAAATATCTATTTGAACCAGGATGAAGTACTACTTTTTCTAATCTTGGTTGAAAATGAGCGCCAATATGAGAACGAAATTTTTTATCTGAATTTAAATACTCATTTACCATAAAGCATTTCTTTGAAAAACTATAATGATATTCAGGAGTATATTCTTTTAAATATCTATTTTTATAAAAAAATAAATTAACTACTTCTAAAATACTATTAATAGAATTGTAATTAATAATATTATTGGGTATTTTTGTTATATATAAATTTTCAGAATCTAATTTAAATTCTTTTAATATATTAAAGCTTATATTATTTCTATCTTGAAATCTTACATTCCAAATATAATCCAAATCAGAATGACAGTTAATTTCTGGTTCTTGTATTATGTCATCATTATAAGTAATCATTATCTAAATATGGATTTTCATTTTCAGAATTTGGTTCCCAAAAAGATTCTTTCTTTGGTTCTCTAAATTCACCATGTTCAAGATATTCATTTAACATTTTTTTCTGATGTTGTTTCATTACATTTACAACTTTGGTAATATAATGAGTTTTGCAATCAGTCATTTCTCTTATGAGAAGATATAAATGTTTTTTATTAAAGTTTTCTATGTGTTCACTTCTTCTAAATAATTCTAAGATAGCATCTGCAATTTGTAAGTCTCTTTTCTTGGCAAAAATAGAATTTAAATTATTATCCCAATACCTCAACATTATTTTTTTAAATTCTTTAAACTCATTATTTTCTTCTTTTTCATAAAAATCATTTTCAGGATTCCAAGTTTCTGGCATTTCTGAAAGAAGAGCATTTTGTTTCCACCTTTTATAATTTCCATTATTCTTTAAGATAAGATGGTTTTTTGCAATAATAGTAAAGTAAGAAAATGCTCTACCTTTACCTTCTTTAAACATATGCATTTTTTCTACCATCGTAGAAACTACTTCTGTTTGGATATCCTTTTTAGGAACATCAAAGTAAGTGAACTTAAATGTATTGATTACATTTTCAGCAAGTTTTTCAAAAGGATATTTAATTCTTTCTTCGTAAATTTTAGACCTTTTCTTTGGGTCTTTACATTTGTTATATTCGATAATTGCTTCTTGAGCAGGTGTACCAAAATATATTTTGGATTTTTTTCTTCTTGGTTTTGGCATTTTAAATTTGATTATTTAAATCTTCTACTATCTTTTTTAACTCATTGAAAGTAACTCCAACCTCATCATCCTTTTCAAATGCTTCACGAGTATCCAATCTTCTCATTTCATCGAGTGCAGATTCAACTCTATTTCTAACTGATTGAACGGTTCCAACAACTCTATCTTCAAGTTGTTCATTTTGTCTTAAAAGGTTTCTAACTCCAATCAATAAAACAATATTGAGTATAACAGAAACCCCTATAATAATATTATAAGTTGTAAATATTTCTAACATATTAATCTAAGTTTAGTGCGTATCCGCTAAATTGTGTGAGGTAAGAAGTTAATTTTGTACCATTACCGTCTTTAAATTCCTTACCTTCTTTTAAGAATCTCTTAACATTACCAGGTCCTGCTAAATGAGCAGCTGCTAGAATTCCACTTTCGGTAATTATTTTACCTTTAATAGTTTTACCCTCCCAATAATCAATATACTTTTGAAGTATTTTTTTATTATGATTAAGTAAGTCTAACATAGCTTGTTCTTGTAAATGTGGTGAATTTAAAAATTCCTTTTTTGAAACATCATATCCTAATGATTTTAATGTTCTTTTGTGGAATTGATATTTTCCCATATAACCCCATCTATTGGTTATAGTATATCTGTTTGAAGATTCTCGATGACCTATTGCATCTAAAAACATATCATGTTGACTTGGTGTTGATAATGTAATAGGTTCTATTTTAATTTTTACTAATTCAACTGGTTTAGTTTCTATTGTACTAATTGGTTGAACTTTTGGTAATACAATGTTGGCCGTAAAACCAACCAATCCCAATGTTGTAAACATTGAAATTGTTATTATCAGTATTTGTTTTTTCATAGGGATTGCTCCTTTTGATTTACTTTGTAAATATACGAAAAATTTTCGATATATCCAAATTTTTATAGAGTTTTTTAGCACTCACCAACAGGACCAAAGTAAAGTCCTTCAAATAACTCCTCATTTTCTTCATCTAATAAATCTTCTAATTTAGATTTTATTTTGATTGAAAGGTTTGAGTTCTGTTGTAATTTTTTTATTTGTTCTTTATGAGACTTAAGATTTTCTTTTATCATATCCTCTAAATCTTGATGAGTAACTACACCAGTATCTACTAATAAATCACATAGTGTTTCTACTACAACTGATTGCATTAACAATCTCTCATTAAGACTTTTAATTATTTCTTTTGATGTCAAGTTCATCCAATAGTTCCTTTATTGTGTTTTTGTTTTCATTTCCAAATACTAAGTCTCCAAAAGCTCTACTAATAGAACCTTCGGTATATCCCATTGAAGATGCCATTCTAACACACATAACTTTGAACTCATGAATATCCATATCATCTGGTACTGTGAATTCAATTTCCTTGGCTTCTCTATTGTTTTCAGCCATTTCTCCTGTATATCTAAATATAAATTTTCCCATTATTCCGCTTATTATAAGATTTCGGCCCCTAACTTTAACATAGGTTCTGCTTTCTTGTATTTCATAAATTCTGTATCACCATTTGGTAGTTTAACCATTACTCTTTCATTTCTACCATACTTTTTTTCTCTAACTACGGTTGTGGTATATCTACGAATTGAGTCAGTTATAAGAACTCCATTAAGGTGGTCTATCTCGTGTTGTGCACAAACACATTCCAATAACCCCTCATCTGAAAAGAACTCGTTAGAATCTTTCCATGTACCTGTTTCTGAATCAGGTGAAAATACAACAGTACCTAAGTTATCTGTTTCAACTGTAAATGATTTATGTCTAACCGTCTTAACAGGTTTTCTCATAGTTTTTTCTAATGATAAACATTGTTCTACATAAGCAACAGTATCTTCCGATACTTCAGTTATTCGTGGGTTTATCAATACCAAAGGTTCTTTTACATTGATTACACAAGCACGAGCATCTAAACCAATTTGGTTTGCTGATAGTCCAATACCTCCATGTTTTGTAAGTTCTTGTAAAAGAGTTGTTGAGATTGAATCAATCTCTTCTTGAGTCATTGGTTTTGGTTCCAATGGTTTTTTTAATTTGTTTGCTTCTTTTATTAATCTCATTTTACTAATTTTCTTTGTGAAACATCTCCACCAAAAGGCCTTTCGTAAATTGTTTTACCCCCATCTGGTGATTCGAAGATTTTTACACCTTCCATTTCCTTTTGCATTTTTTCTAATCGAGAAACATTTTCCCAATATAATCTTCTAAGTTCTGCACCCAACTCTGCATCGTTTGGGTATTGTTCTACAAGTTTAAATAAATCATTCATAATTAAGAATAGGTTTTATCATGACAATCTTTACATAATTGGCCTGCACCTTCAATGTAGAAATGTCTGTTGTTAATATTTTCTGTCATCAAGTATGGAGTTTCTTCTCCACATAATACACAATTATCTTTCATATTATTTTAATTCTGCGTTTTGAAATTTCTCTAATAACCAAGATGATGATTGAATCTTATCTCCCAAATTCCATACCATATCAATTCCTAGTTGGTCACATAGGTCTTGTTCTGCAGGTGGAACTCCACCTTGTTTTCTATCACCACCATTACCGAACGCGAAAGTTCCTTTCTCCCATTTGTTTCCCCGTCTCTGCCATTCAATTTTTGCTCGTTCGATAAAATCAACCGCGGTAATATCTTTTGGGTCTTTTGGGTTCATTACATAAGTCCACTCAACACCTTTGATGTGATTCATGATATACTTTCGTTCATCTTCTGACATAAAAGATTTTCCTTTTTTATTTCTTAACCATTTTTCAGAGTTAAGACCAATCCAAACTTCATCAGCAAGTTCTAATCCGTTTTGGATACATTCGATGTGTCCTCGATGAACAGGGTCAAACCCTCCACTCATTAACATTACTTTATATTTCTTTGCCATTTGTTATATAATATTTATCGTTATTATCATCAAGAATATGATTTTCATTTTGTAATAAGTTACAAACATCATCATATACTACTTTTTCATTTTTTATTTTGTTCATTATACTTTTATAGATAATCTCATGTGCTTCTTTTGAAGGATGTTCATCGAATCCAGTATCTCTCTTAATATTTATATCATTATCAATTCTCATATTTTTTTCGTGAAGTTGTAATGCACCTATATTACTATAAATTTTATTTTTATAATAAAGAGGAATAAAAATATTTTTAAGAAAAGGTCTATTAATTATTTCTTGTAAAAATTCATTCGTCCACGATAATAAAAAAACTTTTTTTCCAAGATTATGATATTTTTTTAAACAATTTTCAATATCATTAGTTACTGCTTTTATTTGTAATTGTTTAAAATCATCGATAGTATAATTGTTATCTATTAACCAATTAATAAAAAAATCTTCACCATTGGGTATTTCCTTGAAATGCCAATAATCTTGATTTGGATTTGATGTACTTAGAACTTCTTCTACTTTAGTAAGATTTCTAAAATCAGGGTCTGAGTATAAAACATATTGCTTATCATCTTTTTTGAAAAGAAATCTACTTCTATAAACTTGAGTGGTTTGTAAGATTATATAATCAACATTTTCAAGTGTAGTATTAAGTTCCCATAAAGATGTTTCACTTGTCTGTAAAGAATGTTCTCGAAATACTCCATCAATAAAATTAACAGACTCCACATCAGTACCTCCATTATAAACCTTAATAAGTGGATAGTAATCACCAAGGTCATTACATACCTTTTCTGCAAATCGGTATTCTTTTCTTATATCTTGATTTTCTACTGAAATATCTTCCTTTCCGCTCGTCCAATTAATTGCGGTTGGTAAATGTCCTACACTTTCATCTGCATACATCCATAATCCTTGTCCCCAAGTAAATGAACATCCACTAAATATTATATACTTTTCCATAATTTTCTTTTACAAAGATACGATTTTTTTTTAATATTTCCAAATTATAATAAACTTTTTTTCTGTTTCCATGTTCCTTTTACAACATTTTTATATTCAAATGAAAAGTCAATAGTATTGTTCATTTCATTTTCTTTAGATTTTAAATATTCAATATCAACTTCTGATTTTATTTTTGCCAACTCTCTTGCTCGTATTGCGGTATTAGATTTATCATTACCAAAATTTACAAACTTAAATGGATTTTTGTTTTGTTTAAATTTTGAATTAATATCTAAACTCCAATTACCATCCATATCAATATCAAATATATACTTGGCCAAATAAGGTCCTGATACTTTTTCTCCAAACTCAAGTCTATCCATTTCTTCTTCATAATTCAATTCCATTTTAAATCCACCACGAGATTTATATAAAACTCTAAACAATGAAAAATTTTCATTAATTAATGCATCTGCAAAAGAACTAATATTTGTTTTTACTACATCGTAATCAAAATTCTCAAATTCAATTTCATTTTTTATATTAGGATTTATATAAGATATTTTATAATGATTTAAACTTAAATTTGGCCTAACTGGTATAGATATTTTATGATTAGTTAATAACTGCTCACAAAATATTGGAAAAAGTTTTACTCGTTCAAGTAAATGAAATTTTGTTAAAGTAAAATCAGAATTACACCATTGATTTTCATAGTAATAGTGAGATAAATTAAATCTACCAAAATTCTGACCGGTTATTGTGGGTGGTGATAATACAAATCCATTTGAAGTTACAATAACATCCAACACATTTCTATTTCTCCATATAAAAGTTAAAGTATCTGCAAAATCTTTTATTGTTTCAGTAGGAAATCCCACAATCCAATTTGTATAAACACCAATTCCTACTTCTTTACTATCTTTGAAATTCTGTTCCATATCAGATACAGTAACACGCTTATCCATATCTTCCAAAACTTTATCACTTCCACTTTCTGCACCATAGTTTAACATAAAACATCCGGCAGATTTTAAAGTTTCATAATACAATTTATCCATTCGATTATCACATCTTGAATATCCTGTCCATTTTATTTTAAGATTTTTTTCAATTATTTTTTTACAAAAGCTTTCTAATGCTTTTAAATTTCCATTTATGAGACTATCTAAAAACCAAACAACACTTACTCCTCTTTTTTGATTTAGTTCTTCAATCTCATGTACCAATGAATCGCTACTACGTTGTCTGTATTTCCAAAAATGAGTCTCTTCACAAAATGTACATTTAGCAACACAACCTCTACTAAATTCAGTAACAATCCCATTTGGTACTCTATATAGATTTAAATCTAAATCATCATAGTTTGGAAGGGGTTGATTATTTATATCCAATCGTTCTGTTATGGGTTGTGTTAGTATTTGAATATCATCCTGTGTTTTATTTTCTTCAATATCAGCCAATACATTTAAAATGAGTTTTTCGGCCTCTCCTATCACAACATAATCAACCAACTTAACACCATTAGAATGAAATATTCCTTCTTCTATTTTAGTATTTATTGAATGTATACCAGGACCACCTATAATAATTTTAATACTTGGTAATTCTGATTTTAGTTTTTTAATAAACCATAAAATAGGAAGTGTATTACAAAAATACAAAGTAAATCCAATTACAGTTGGAGATTCTTTTTTTATCCGTTCTATATGTGTTAGATATAATTTTTCTAAATGAGGATGTATATCATCATAGTAAGATATCTCAGATGTCCATTTACTAAATCGAGAACCGTCCCATGGGTCATATTCAATTTCTTTTGATTTTATTTTTGGTTCAAGTACAGAATATGATTCTATATTTAAATCAAAACATCGAGAATCATATCCACTATTTTTAACAACAGAAGATAATCTTGCAATATTAAACGGTGGGAAAAAATTAGACCACTCAGGTAAAAGATAAAACCAAATACTTGTATGTTTAGTTATTTTATCTGATGATTCTATTTTATTATTTGATACAAGTTCTGCATGAGATAGAACTGCATCGGCCATTGCAAATTCTCTTTCGTTCATTTATTTACTTCCAAGTAAACCCATTACCCATATGTCCAAACTCTGCAGTTTTAGCGAATTGTGGTAATCTTAATTTTAGAAAATCTATAATTCCATTTGGTGATAAATCATATCCTTTAACAAACTCGTGTTGTCCATCAACAAGAGCACTTGCTTGTAAAGGTTGGTCATAACCAATTGCATAAGCAAGTTGAACAAATACTTCTTTTGCTTCTGGTCTTTGTTCTAGAATATCTACTGCAATTCTTCGTGCCATATATGCAGCACTTCTATCAACTTTAGTAGAATCTTTTCCACTAAATGCACCCCCACCGATTGGAATACGAGGACCGTAATTATCTACTGCAAGTTTTCTACCTGTTAATCCTGCATCAGCAGTAAATCCACCAATGTTCCATTGACCTGCTGGGTTACAATGGATTTGTTCTAATCCATATTGTGGATAGTTTTTAAAGAACTCTGTTACTAATTGGTATAATTCAGTTGTTGGTGCATTCTGAAATGATGCAACCACTCGTAAAGAATTACCATTCATTGTTACTTGAGTTTTACCATCAAAAGGAAACTTATCAAAAATGAATTTGTTGAGTTCTCTTGCAAGGAAATATTCTTGTGGTAATAGTTGTTCGTTTTCTCTACAAGCATAACCAGTCATAATTCCTTGGTCACCAGCACCACCTTCATCAACTCCTTGAGCAATTTCAGGTGATTGTTGATTAAGGTTAATAATTACCGCGATGTTTTCATCAGTAGTAACTTCTCTTACCACATTCTCAATTTCTTCTTGTGTAACTTTGTATTCAGATGTTACTTCACCAGTTACATAAACTAAACCATTACCACCTGCAGTTTCAATTGCCACTCGTGAGTATGGGTCGTGTCTTAAATGTAAATCTAATAGTGTGTCTGATATTCTATCACACATCTTATCTGGGTGCATCGGTGATACACATTCTGCCGTTCTAATCATAATATTCGTCTAATAATTGTTGTAATTTTTGTATTGTCTTTTTATCTTCTACTGTAATTTCTTTTTTAGTTTTTAATTCTAAAATCATTTCAGTAATTTGTTTTATAGTATTAGAAATCATTTTGTAAGTTGATTTTTTAATTCTTTATACTTTCGATTCCATTTGGATATTTCTTCTTTATATCCTTCTTTAATCAACTCTTGTTTTTCAAGTTGTTGTCTTAATTCTAAATTTTCCTTTTCGAGTTCTTTAATTTTTAACTCATATAATCTAATATGTTCCATATTAATTACTTAGTGGTGCTTTAATTGTAGGATGTGAATGATAGTGTAAAATTTCATAATCAAATTCACCATCCAATAGTTCAACATTATTTAATTTTAATTTTGGTAGATGTTCAAATGGTTCTCTACTAATTTGTTCTTTCGCTTGTTCTAAGTGATTTAAGTATAAGTGAGTATCACCTAAGTTTCCTATTAATACCCCTGGTAACATACCAACTTCTTCAGCGATTAAAGAAAGTAACATACCATAAGAAGCAATGTTAAATGGCAATCCTAAGAATGTATCTACACTTCTCTGATTCCACATTAGGGAAACAACTCTACGAGGAACTCCTAAA